ATGAATTTCCAGTTGATACCGAAATACCAGCAGGTAAATATACTTTATTAGTATATGGAACTCCTTCAAATAATAAAGGAACAATATATGTAGATTGTTTTAATACTAAAGATGGTATAACTAAATTCGGAAGTGCAATGACTTGTAGAGGACCATCAACACCAACAATTGTATATATCGAACCTACAAATGTTAAAGATTATACTTGGGATTTATTAATAAAACATAAAAAACCACAATATGCAGAAATTGGAACATTATATTCACAAACTATTGAAACAGAATTACCAATTAGAGCAGTATCAACATCTAAAACATATGTTATACCTGATGGTTGTAGTATTAAAACATATGTCTCAAATAATGGTGGTAGAACTTATACTGAAATAAATAACGAACCTATTAAATTTAATAGTACTGGTAAGTTATTTAAATGGAAAATAGTACTAAAAGGAACTGGTAGTTCAACACCAACAATTAAATATAATTCTCAAAAAGGTTTTGCTATGGTTTATAATGTTGGCGAAGCAATATCAGATGTTAAATCTACTGATTATAAACGCAGATTAGAAACAAGAGTAATGGACGCTGGTTGGATTAATGCTAATCTTTTAGGAGATGCATATACTTATAAGAACTTTAGTGAATGGGAGTTTGTTCGTGTATGGGCAGAAGAAAACGATGGGGACTTAGATATTGATGTTTTCATATCATATAATGAAACTCCAGTTATACCTATTACTGCTAATGCAAAAGATACTCATAATAATGTATTTTATTCTACAGTCTTTGCAGATTTAACATTAGGTGATTTCTCACAAACTTCTGTAGATTATTCAGTAAATGATGAAGATGTAGAATTTGATGAACATAACTATAGAATGGATTTAAATACAGATGTTATGTATAATGAAGCTCAAGGTGTAGTTGTCTCATATGGTATAGATGGTATGGGAGATATTAATTCACATAATACCGAAGATGAAAGAAAAATATCAGGCGTATTTACTTATGAGCAATCACCAGCAAGTGAAAATGGTGTAGAAATTTCTAAAATAGATAGATATGAAATTGCAAAATATGAACCAACTAGTGAAGTTATATCTAATGGTGTTATAACAGGAGATTTTGATGCCTTATATTCAAAATCAAGTGAGGTAAGTGGTTATTCAACTGGTACTACTGTATATAATCGTACTTGGACTAATAAATGTCCAAAATGTGGTAAAACAGGTACATTAATATCACATACAAATACAAACTTAAAATCAGAAATTTTATGTGACCCTATTTTAGGAGGATGTGGAACAGAGTACTGTGGATTCTCAGGATATAAAATTAACCCTGAAAGCACTAGTATACAATTATACGCAAAAGATACATCAATATGTTATTATAACTCTAGTTCAAATGAATATAATCCAAGTACAGTAATTTTAGGAAAAGCATTCCCATCAGGAATTGATATGCGTAATTATAATAAATTAGCATTAGATATAGTCCCATATTTAGCAAATACACCAACAGAATATACTTCAGATAAGAAACCAACAAGAACAACAATTCCTGCTGGAACATTAGAAGTTGTTGTAGCGTTAAATGTTAATGGAAGTATTGAAGACACAGAATATGTAACTGATGAAAATGGTAATGTAGTATCAACTTATAAAGTACCAAATGCTACTTACGGTAAGGCTTATCCAATTAATCAAGACCTAATTGCAGGACAGCATAATAATGTTGTTATTACTGCTATTAAAGATGATGTTTATGGATATGGAAGTGTTAAAAGTATAGGTATTCGAGTAAGAGATGTAGTAGATAAAAATACCTTACGATATTTAGTAGATGGTAGTACTGAATATTCAGATTATATAGGTGTTGCTAGTATAAAACTAGAAGCAGATAATATATATAGTTTAATACCATCCGAAAATCAAAATCGTCAATGGACTGTTCCTGCAAATCAAAATGTTAATTATTTATTAACAGTTGAAGATACCAATGGATGGTGGGGATTAATGGAATTTGATATTGGTGATAATGTAACTGGTGATATTGGTATATATACTAGAGATATTGATGTTAATACAACAAATTGGTATTATATTAGTTATTATTGTACAGAACCTTTTAATAAAGGTGAATTTGTAGTTAATTTATATGGCGATACTAACGGTACAGACTTAATAGAAAGCTTTTATTTACCAGCATGGGATTATACAGATATATCAACAAACTCATGGAAAAAATTATGGGGTAATAATGTAGATGAAAGTACAATAGCATCTCCGGGACATTCTTTCTTTATGGGAGCTTGGTTTAAGCGTAGAAATTACAATAATCCTAATGTAAAGATGATAAAGTTAGTTAGAAATGATGTAGATGATTCAACATCATCAATTGGTACATTCGCAGGTAAAACTTTAATTATACAAACAATAAGAGGATATAAGAGTAAATCAATACCATCATTTGGTCCAAAATTAAAATTAAGAATGTATCCTAAATCAATTGAAAATTTAAAAGCACCAACAATTCGTAAATTTGGTGTTGTATATACATTATCATAAGGTGATTTTATGAGTGATGAGTTCGTTATACAAACAGAATCTCAAGAAAAAAATATTAGAAATAAACAAGCAACAAAAGAATTAATTAATGAAGTAACAAATAATATACAAAATAATTTAGTAAACACGAGCGAAATTAATGATAAAATAGATTCATTAATTAATGCGACAGCTCAAAATAATGCAATTGCAACGGATGTAAATACATCTGTTGCAACTAGTAATCCAAATATAGATTTAATAGATGAGCAAAATAAAGATATTTTAATAAAATTATCAAATCAAAATACAAGAATAAATGAATTGGAAAATAAATTAGATTTAATATTAGAAAAACTATCATAAGTGATTATATGGGAGACCTAGAAGAAGAAATTAAATCACTACATAATGATATAAAATCACTAAAATATGAAAGTAGCAAGGGGTTAAGTAATGGTGATAGATATCAAATGATAAAACTGATAGAATCAAAAATAAATCCTTTAGATGAAAAAATTCAGTTATTAGAAACAGAAATGATAAGACAAGAAGGCGTAGATAATAAAATATATGAAAATTATCAAATAATGCTTAAAGCAATGACTGAATTGCGTAATTTTAAAAGTGAGCTTCAAGAAAAAATAGATACAGAAAATGACCATAGTAGACAATATACTAATGAACAAATGAAAACTTTTATTACTGAAAGTTTTGAACCATTTAAAGGAGATGTATCAGGTTTGGAAAAAAAAGTCGATGAATTATATGATGAAATAGCAAAAAATCATGATGAAGTTGAAAAATTAGATAAAAAAATAGATAGACACGAAGCTCAACGCCAAATTGATGAAACGAAGCGTAGTAAAGTTATGGAACAAAACGAAGCCCGTAGGCAAGTTTGTGAAAGTAAAATTATGCAAAAAATCGATGAGAACGAAAATAATAGAAAAATAGCAGAAGCAGAAAGGTTTAATAAAACTTGGAAAATTTTAATTGCCATAGCTGGATTAACCTTAACGCTCATTACCTTAAATACTTATTTAGACCCACCAATTCATCATTTATTACACATATTATTTGGAATTTAAATAATATAAAACTTATTTTTTTCACATTGAGTTACGAAGAACTTATATTCTTCATAACTCCAATGATATTTAATTAAAAATGGTGGCAACGATTTCCAAATTGATTCAAACATATTTGGTAAATCATACATTTTAATTCTTGTATGAATAACTTTATCTTTATCTAAACCAGTAATTGGAATGTTTTTAGTTTTTAACAACTCTATAATAAGTTTATCGTCAATCTTATATTGTTTATTTATATGAGATAGATATTGTTGTTGTTTTGTACATTCTTTACAATAATAACTATATCCATCTTTATTATTTTTATTTTTAGTAAAATTAGAGATATCTTTTATTTTACTACATCTGTTACATTTTTTTTGCATTTAATCATTGTTGTTAGAGATTTTATTATAAGTAGTACTACCTAAGATACTATAAGTCATTAACGAAAGTACTATTGTTGATAACCAGAAACTAAATCCTGTTAATCCTAATAATATCGCTACTTTAGAAATAAATAACCAAAGTGAATATAATACCATAAGAGATAGTATAATAAATATAATATAAACTGCTATTGTCGTTGGGGCATTCATTTTATCTTTCAACCTTAAAACCTTTTTCTTTCATTACTTTTATAAAAGATTCTAAATTCTCATGAGAAGAGAATACTTTCATTTTAGAACCATCGTTTAATACAATACTAAAACTTTCTTCTTGTTTCGTTAAGTCATCTTTTATATCGTCACAAATAAGTTTTATTTTTTCTAACTGTTCTAAATCATAATCAAATCTATTTTCTTTTAAATCCATTTAAACACCTTTTTTTAATTCTTTTTCATTATCGATAAACCATTGTTTCGCATACATCATATAAGCTCTAAATTCTGCATCCGATATAGTTTTATCATCTAAAAATTCATATAAAAGAGACAAAATTGTTGCAGACGCATATCGTTGTGTCTGTGCCATTTGTCTATACATATCTTTACTTTGTAGTAATTTATATATTTTCCACAATTTTGTATCTAATTCTTTTCCAGTAATCATATTATATATTTAATAAGTATTACCTTTATAAACTTTTCGCTATAACTTTGTATATTTTGTATTATTTTTTCTTAAAAAATGGTATATAGATGATTTTGGTAAATTAAAATCTTTTTCTATACCAGATATAAAGTATCCATTATTCTTTAAATCAATCAATTTATTTATTCCACCAATATTTTCGATATATTCATTTGTAAATGTTATTTTTGGATGTTGATAGTAATTTGAGTAAAAAATAAAAGCTTCTTCTTCTGTGTCAAATCCTTTTACTATATCCATTTTTTTATATTGCTCTATTCTTACTTCATATTTACAATCTTCATTTAATATAATAGAGTCTTTAACATTATTAAATGTGTGTTTTTTTATATATATATTATCTGATAAATAAACATTTTTTAATCTAAAATCTTTATAGTTATCATTTAAATAATGAACATATTTATCAGAACCATTTTTATATAATAAAGATAAATATGTTGGTTTACAATTAATATTAGTTATTAATCTTTTTCTATAAATATTCCATAAATTATTTTCAACAATATCTTTGACACCATTGCAATATTTGAATACAACATGAGCTTTATCTCGTGGTTTTGGTTTATCATAAGTATAAAACTTACATACATCACAATGTTTACATTCATTAAATTTATTAATATAATTATTATATTCCTTTATAATATCTTTTGCATCTTTTCCATGATTAAATGTAACAAAATCTACAAAAGGTATCTTTGCATCTTCCATTATAACACCTCTTAAAAAAAATAATCTAAGAGGTCGTTCCTCTTAGATTTAATTCAAATATGAACAATTGTCTAATCTATTTTGGCTGAACACTATTTGAATTTAACAAGCAAGTATTAGGTTAATAACTCCTAATAATATATTCTAGAAATATATATACTTACAGGGAGCCTTTCGCTATCGATTTACATTGACTAGAAGACGATATTTAAACCTTTGTCTACACGGTACTGACTCAATAGATTTTTATAGTGAAATCTGTCACTCGTCAATATAATATTATACAACATAGTATATAAAATTTTCCATAAAAAAAGACCCCAACTTGAATACATGAAGAAGTTGGGGTAATCGCACACAAATTTAAATCAATGAAAATCCCCCCTGCCGGACTCGAACCAGCAACATTTCGGTCTACAGCCGAATGCTCTACCAAATTGAGCTAAGAAGGGTTACGCCAGTAACAGGATTTGAACCTGCGATATCGCAATGGATAACAAGATTTCAAGTCTTGCGTCTTTGGCCGAACTAGACTATACTGGCCTATATTTGTCAGTCTATAAATGACAACGCTGATAGCAGGATTCGAACCTGCGAGGTTCTATTGAACCATCAGGGTAGCAACCTGACGCCTTACCGCTAGACTATACCAGCAAATAGCTCCATCAGGAGTCGAACCTGAATCTACAGGGCCAAAGCCTATAATGATTGCCATTACACCATAGAGCTATAATTAAGGGTTTTTAATAGGTGGACCCTCATAACCACCTTCTCTTTTAGGTGTGAATTTTTACGAACACCATCAAGATTTTACTCTTGAAATATGCAGATTTATCATTGACCACTAGTAAGTCTAAAATCTGTGGGGTATTCTCACCAGCTTAAACTATCTTTCAATTGGATTTGAACCAATATCTCCCCTAAAGGCATTAGAGGGAATTGAACCCCCAACCTTAGCTTTACAGGAGCCACGCTCTGCCTAGTTGAGCTATAATGCCATCAGGATATATTAAATATCCTGACTCGTATTAAAATTGTAGTCACCCCTATCATGAGGAGGTGTATATTTTATTATAATTTATGTAGTATATAAACTTTTCGGTTTAATCATTATGATTGACTCTATCTTTAAGCTCTTGTTTTTTACCTGCATTCCATTTTTGTGTTACAGTAAAATATCCTGTAATTCTACTCATACTATAAACATTTTCAGAGCCACAATAAATACAAGAGTCATTATCACCATTTGCTTGTTTACCACATTCTTTGCATACTGTGAAAGCAGAAGTATATGCCCAAAATTGTATATTTTGTTTTTTAATTTTCTTAGTTAAACTCATAAGAGATTGTGGGTCCATATAAGCCTCACCTAAGAAACAATTAAGGATACAACCTGCTGGTTCATATTTATGATAAGTATTAGCGTTTTTAATATGTTCAATAATACTTCCTTGAGAATCTACAGGTAAGTGATTACTATTTGTATAATAATATCCACCTTCAACTCCTTTACATAATATATCAGGATATATTTTTTTATCAATTTCTGCAAAACGATGAGAACATGATTCAGCAGGAGAACCTAAACAAGCAAATCTTAATCCATATTTAGCTTTTTGTTTTTTAGAATATTCATTCATAAATTCTAAAATTTCTTCTCCATATTTATTACCTTCAGGAGTATCTAAATCATATCCTGTAAGCATTTTAACAGCTTCATATAATCCACAAGTACCAAATGTAAATGAAAAGTTACTAATATCATATAATGGTTTACCAGTATATTTATCTTCTTGTAATAAAAACCCTAAATATCCTTCTGTATTAGCTCTATCTTCAAAGTTTTGTTTTCTATCTAACATAGACATTGTCCCAATATTCATAAAATGTTCAAGATATTGTTTAAATTCATCCATATTATTACTGATATAAGCCATTCTTGGAAGATTAAAAGTTATGTAAGCAAAGTTTCCTACATTAAGAGTATCTATTTCCCAATTACCAGTCCAATTAGTTCCGTTAGCAGTTCTACAATTTTCACTATGTATACCACCTAATCCACAAACATAATTATGATTATTTTCTATTGTTAAATCATATACATTATCATCATTATTTACAACTTCAATATCTTTAATAATAGTATTATTTTTTGGAGAATAATTAATACCGAATGTAACTCTATAATTTGGTTTCCAATTATTTGTTTTACCTTTTCTATTATCAATATAAAGAGTGTTTTGTCTTCCTATATATGATAAAGCATATAATACATCGGTTACTAAATTTTTATCAGAACAAGACCAAACATAGTTATTAGATTGTTTATGAGCATCTAACATTAAACCTTTAATAATATTAGCTATTTTATTTTTATCAGACCAACATTGAGGAAATGTTTTCTCCCCGTTTTTAGTATATAGTTGTACTAATTTATCTCTTATATTTAATTCTCTAATATTAATAGAGTAAGTACCATTATTTTGTTTAGTAATATCATATTTATAACCTAATTTATCGCATAAATTAGTAATATATTCTTTTTTCCAATTTAATTTTATATGAAATTCTATAGCATTACTATTTCGCAAAGCTCGTTCATTACTTCGTATATAACCATCAGCTAAAAAAGCACCTATAAATTCATATTCTAAATCATCAACTGGGATAAATGGTTCGTCAATATAGTTATATAATTCCATACCTACTTTTAAATTTTCAGATTTAATAATACCATCTTTAGTTGGTAATTTATGATTATCGGTTACTTTAAAAATATATCCATTATTACAAGTAATCTTAAATACCTTTTCAGAAACTGGTTTTTTAATAATATTAATAACTTTATTCCATTCCTTTGTACCATCTTTATTATATGTCATTACATTATCATTTAATTGTAACTCTTGAGGATATTTAAAACCTTTATCTGTCATAACAGGGGTATCAGAAGTTAATGCCCCCATTACAGTTGTTGCTGTACCGTTTTGAGGAAGGTCTTGATTTATAAAATATGGAGTAGGGAATTTAGCTATTAATTCATGAATATTTAATAATAATTCATCATATTCTTCACCCATAAATTCATCACGAAGATTAAATAAAGTATTTGGGAAAATATGACATTTACCCTTAGCGTCACCTTCATATAAGACTTCTATAAAAGCGTCTATAATCATACGAGCTTCTTTTTTATAGTCATTATATACACCAACTTCACGACCACCGGGACCATATGCTGTTAAATCTCGCATAAATGGTGGAACATCTAATTCTAACCCAACAGATGAAAATACTACTTGACCTTTTGATATTAAAGACATATTACAATTAAAAATAAAATTTTGAATACATTGTTTTACTTCTTCATATGTTAATCCTTCTGCAAATGGCGCTAAGAATATATTAAAGTATGGATACCCTTGACCTCCACTAAGAACCGTAGAGCCAGCCATAAAAGCTTGTAAGAGATGATTGAGAAGTACATTTAAGCTTTTAGCTGGTGAAGCACAAGAACAGTTTATACCTTGACCATCAATTTTTAAACCATTTTTAATGAAAAATCTGATATCATAGCTAATACAGTTTGCAGGACGAATATTATATGCTTCCATATCATGTATATGAATATATCCATCTGTATATGCTTTGCTACATTCTTCGGGCATAGTTAATAGTGCATATTCTTTTAATACAGCATCTGATGCGTATTTAACCACTTGTTCAGGACCAAAATTAATATTAGCATTATCTTTATTACCACTATCGATTAAATTTTCTAAAGCAGATACGGATAATCCCAATTTTCTACTTTGTTTTTCTGTATCAAATAACCCATCTTTAGTTAAATGATAATTAATCATATCTCTTATTTGTGCTGTGGAGATTTGATTAATTCCATCAATATTATTAACTTTTCTAGCTATTCTATTCTTAATATTTTCTGCTTTTTCTTCATCTAAATCAGTTTCATATAATATATGTTCTTTTATTATTTTTGGTTGAAATTTAGATATATCACCTGTACTATTTACGACATCCATATAATCATCTCTTAATTTGTTTAATTTTAAAAAAAATTTTAATAAAATAAGTTTAATTTTATATTTTATTTTCAATTATAATGTATATTTTTTAAAGTATATAAAGATTTTTATTTTTTTCTTTGTTTTTGCAAATCTTTATCAACTTGACTTGCAGTTCTCTTTCTGCAACTATCAAAGTATCTACAATCCCAGTCACACTTCATTAATGAAATATCTTTATCTCTTTTTTTGCAATAACATTTATTCTTTATTAGCTTCTTGATTGTTGTCTTCTTCATTTCGTTCCTTCTCCAATTCACAATCTTCTATATTAATAACTTTTTTTAATTTTTTACAATATGTTTTTCCTTCCTTAACTAAGTCTACTATATTCATATCTACACCTCCTTTAATCTCATTTTAGTAATATATTCATCTAAATCTTCACCTAATACTTTAGGGTGAGTATTAATACTTTTATTACCTAATTCAAATTTAATATCTAATAATTGCTTATTTAATAATAAAAAATCATTTAAAGAATGAGCCACCTCAGGAAAAAAATCCTTATTAGTTATTATAGAATAATCTTCAAAAACTTCATTATATATATCTATATTATAGTTTTTAGCTTTCAATATATCATTGTCTATCTTGTTAATTAACCAATCAGAAAAATAATATAATGATATTTGTTTATTAAATAAATTAATAATATCAATTCTGTTATTGTTTAACGAAACTTCTAAATCAGAATTATGAATCAACATTTTATAAAAATCATAATCTTTATTTAGATATATATTTCTTAATACAATACCTACTTCAAAGAAGTTAAATATTACATTATTATTAACTTGACTATTAAGTGTTGGACTTGGTTCTTTTGTTACATTTAAAAAATTTACTGTTTTATCTAAAAATATACCAGTAATATAATTATCAATTTGATAAATATTAAAAAATTTATACCCATCATCTTCTAAATGTTCAACAACAGAAGATAGAATAGATGGAGAAATCATTTTGATTCCTCTTTATGCTTATCATCTTGATAATCGCCATCATATTCTATATCGCAATTATTTAAATCAAAACTCATCATCTGAGCAAATCTTTCATTCATTTCAATACAGAAATTATTTTGACTATGATTTATCATCATAAAAGTTAGTGTACCATTGTATCCAGCGTCACCAACACAGGTACGAACATCTACTCCACATCTTAATAATGTACTACGAGGGAAATATAACTGTACTTGGTCTTTTGGAATATTCATTGGTTCTGATACCTCTGCAATATATACTATATCAGGATATAAAGTATATATTCCATTTTTAGTATTAACGGGTTTATATACTGGTAAGTTTTTATGTCCATTGTAAATACCTGTAGGACATCCATCATTATCTTCAATAATATATAATTGTCCTAATCTTAAATCTACACCATTTGGTTGTAAAGTTTCACTATCTGTTTCATAATTGTCTTTTAAATATAAATTTCCATTAATCATATTATTCACCATTTTCTATTTTATAAAATTCAGTATATAAAAATTTCGCAAATTTAACTGCTATCTTTCTTTGTGTCATATATTTAATATGCTTCATTGTATAATTAGAATGTTTAAATAAGTATTTATCAAAATATTCATTATACATTTTTTTATACTTAGGATTATATTTTATTAATTTTTTTACTATCTTTAATATAATCTTATTTAATCTATCATTATATTGTACTTTAGAAGTGTCCTGTTTAGGACTGCCAATAATCTCACCATACTGCTTATTCTTTTTCGTAATTTTTTGATACGAATTTCCCATTTTATTTACAGGAGAAAGTCCACAATAATATATAAATGAATTTTTATTTTTAAAACGATTAATATCTTTAATTAATACAATTAATTCTCCTGCATCATACATAGAAATCTCATTAATTTTTTCTAAACATTCATAATACTCAGGAATAAAAACAATTGTTTGATATATTTCTTTATATAATAACTCTAATGGTGTATTTAAAGAGTTAATACTTATTTGTGTTAGCTCTTTACTATATTCTTTTGATAACCCTTCAAAGTTATTAATACGAGATTTATTAGCTTTTTTAGCTTCGAATAATGTTTTATTAGTATTAATTAAAATATTTAATACCTGTAATTGTGCTTCATCCATTATCTCACCTTATTAATTCCATTAACAGTTTTTTGTCCTATACCTTTTATATTTAATAATTCTTCATCTGTTGCTTGTAATACACCTAATGGTGTTTTAAATTCTTTTAATAATAATTTAGCTGTTTTTTTACCAACATAATCAATACCTAAAAGAACTTGAATTTTTGAACTAGCATCTTTTTTTTGAACAATAGGAGGCTCAATTGGTTCAGTATTTTTATTAACAGTATTAATTATACTTTCAATTAATAATGGCATTGATTTTTTTGTTTCACATTGTAATACTGGAACTTTATATCTAACGGATAAAGAGGCTATATTACTATAGTATTGTTTTCTAGTAAAATTTTGATATTTATAATTAATATCGTCTAATTTACCATAAATAATAATATAACAAAAATCATATTTTTCTTTCATCCTTAATGCTTGGTCTTGAATGTGTCTACTATTAAAGCTAGACACGAAATCACTTACACTTTTAAGTTCAATCATAATGTCAGATAAATCTTGTCTTTTAATTAAAACATCACCATCTTCATTATGAGATACAGAACAAATGCCTGAAAAGTATTCATCAATTATTTTTATTGTACTAGAATCTTCTCTATCATCTATTAAAATTTTTAAATCATTCATTGATAATCATCTTCCGTTATACGATACCAATCATACTTATCATTAACATATAATGAATGATAAGCTGTGGCTTCTATAGCTTTTTTTATTCTATTACTTGGCTTATTTCTTTTAGTAGAATATAATGAACCAAGAGCCAGTTCTTTACCAACTCCTATAGCTACATAATCACCGTCAGGTTCAAATAAACCAAGATTATCTTCAATCTCAAATATATCACCATCATATACTATTAAAAAATTACTATTAGTTTTAATTTGAGTACCATTCATATCTACTAATCCTGATAGTTCTAATTCAGTTTTTAAACAATATAAGAAAGAATTAATTAAATATGTTCTAAAATCTGTTCCTTGTATATAATCAGGAGCCTTATAAGAATATCTAATAAAATTGAAAATTGAAAATATACCTGAAAAACCAATAATTAAGTGTCGTGTATTAATTTTATTTCCATTTTCATCTATCATATCAAAGGGCTTAGAACAAATTTTAGGATTTTTTGATATTTCTATATTATTTCCTGAACTAATTGCACTATCGCTACCAATATATACATCACCTGTTTTTTTATATTTAATCGCTACAATTACTGTCATATTTTTACCTCATATATATAAATAATTTCCTTTACAATTTTTATCACAACAAATACCTTCATCTTCTAATCGTCTACAATTAGGAAATAAAACATCTGTTCTATCATATAAATATTCTATCTGATGCTCTGAATCTGCACAATGTTGATATTTTTCTTCAGTTAAAAAATTTTTCATTATTGTGTGAGTATCATCAATAGAATATCCCATATCTCTTAAAAATGTTATTATATAACCTCTTCGTTGATAGCCTAAACTATCATCTAACATCATTTTTCTAATACATGGTATATAATTTTTACTAAATATTATCTCATCTGATTTTTGTACAGATTGATATATATTAGGTTTATCAATATCATATTTTTTGAGATTAAGTTTGTTTAAAAAAGATGTAGGGTGAATATTTCTGGTACTTGTTGCTAAACTTTTAATCTCCTGCAAGGTAAGTTTGATTATTTCATCACTAAATAATGGTATACAATACCTTCCTGTTTTTAAGTTAATTGTATTAGGACAACGACGAACTCTCATTAAGTCACCAACAACTGAATTATCGCTTAATGTATTAGTTTCTTGATGTAATTCTGTTACATAATTTCTAATTGCTTGTTTGGGATTATTTAAAATAATAGATGTATCTAAATCAATTAAGATATGAAATCCACGACCTGAATATAATACATTATGTGCAACATTTTCACTTCGTAAATATTGTACAACAGTTTGACAGTTAGTATATGATATTTCATCATCATTACCTATAGGGTCAAAGTCTAAAAAAATTTTATCCACAATAGCATTATATCCTTTAGGGTCATTATGAAAATTATATACAGATATATACAAATCTTTCCATCTATTATTATTTTCAATTATACTGTCCCATTTTGTATCTGTTGTTGGTAATGTAATTCTAATATTTGGTTTTAGAAATATCTGACCAACTATCATTTACCTCACCGATATATACTGATAATCTTTCATCTAAAACTTCATATATTAATCTTTTAGAATAGTCACATTCGGGTGATAGATAAACACCTCTGCCGTTTTCAATATCAATATAAGGCCAGTCACGACATTCATTCCATCTATTTTGCCAAATATCACAAACATAACATTTAGGATTATCTGTATCTTTAGATAAATGAGGACAATCCATATTAATACAACACACTCCACATCTTGTACAATAATCCTTAGATTGTATATACTCGTAAGTAAAAGCTAAAGGAAGTTTAATAATACTTTCCTCAACTATATCTGCTAGTAAATCTGTATCAAAATCAGGAAATTTGTTATGATAATAATCTAAAATATCTTTTAATAATTTAATATAGTTTGCGAAAGATTCCATTGACATTAAAAGCCACCCTCAATATTACATCTAGGTTTGTATGGACAATATTTACATAAGAATTGTTGATTAGGTTGAAAATTATTTTCCTTAACTTTATCATTAATAAAATCTAATAATTTTAAACTTGCATCTATATCTTCTTGAGTTAATAAAGTACCTTTACTTATATCTCCTCTAACTTTAGCAAATCTAAAGTTATTATCTCTTGTAAAAAAGATTCCGACATATGAGACTGGTAGATTAAATTCTTCTTCTAATAAAACAACATAATATGAAAGTTCTAATAAATATTTTTTAACTCCACCTGTTTTACCAGTTTTATAATCTACTACTACTAATTTTCCATCTTTAATTAATACCAAATCAGCTAAACCTGATAAATCGTATTTTAAATTATGAATATAATATTCAGCTGTATATATTTGAAAACCTTCAGAAAAACAATCATATATAAAATCAGCAAAATGTGAAAGATGATTTTTAAAATCATCTGCTCTTTCATATTTCATTAACGCATTATTTATATCATCAACTGACATTTGTTTAATATCTTCATTAGAATATTCTTTCACAAATAGTTCAAATATCTTATGTATAGCTAAACCTATATCCAAAGCTGACCCTTTATCAGGAGTTGGTTGTGGTAAATTATCTATATTTTCATATTTAAATCGTCTAGGACATTGTAAATAAGTATTTACCTTACTTTTGGATAACTTCATGTATATCACCATTTAATTTATCATTTTTCTTAACATTGGCGAACGGTCTTTTTGAAAATGCAAATTCAATATAATCTGATGCTACAATATTTTTTTCAATATTGTTGTATGCATTTGAACAACTCATAATAACAACATTTTTACCATCATACGCATCAATTCTTAAACAATCGTTGCCTTTTTTACTTTTAAAATATGTAATTTTTTTTACAACTGCATATTTCGCTTGATGTTCATTTAAATTTTTAATTATTGTCATGTACGAATTATTAATATATTGATACTCATTTATAAATATTTCTTTATCCATTTCTAAATTAATAAAAAAGTGTGCATAAAATTTACCTTTCCAAGTATGACACTTAACAATATATGGTTCACCGACTTTTAAATAATCTATATATCTATTTAATACATTTTGATTTACACTTACAGATATATTATTACCTCTATCTTGAATATGAATTATACTATAACCTTTTTTATTATCAATATCAATACAAATTCCCTTAATATATAATTCATCAATATCAATATTTGGGTCAATATCATTAATATCAGTTATATATCTATCATATTCTGTTTCATATTTGTTAATTAACTCTTCATGTGGACTAAATTTTAATACTGCATATTCATATTTTAACTTATCTTTATCAGACCATTTTTCATCTACTTTATCTTTGTTAAAAGTATTATATATTTTATTTCTATCGCCAAATCTATCAAAAGCACCTGCATATATTAAATTATTAACTACAGATTTATTAACTTTTCTTGGTCGTCTTTTTTGTAAAAATAAATCAAATGAAAAATAAGGCTGATGTAGTAAAATTTCTTCAATAGCTTTATCTCCAACTTTATCAATAGTTGATAATCCCATATATATATTTCTTCCCATAAATATAGTATCTCTTTGAGATATATTAATATCAGGATTATGTAAAATTAAATCCATATTTTTTATTTCAGATAATATTTTATTCTTTTTTTCATCATCTTTAGTATGGTTTAAACAAGCTACAGAAAATTCTGCTGGATAATATGTTTTTAAATATCCTGTATAATAGCTTATTACTGCATAATTTTTAGCATGAGCTTTATTAAAACTATAAGAACTAGATTTTTCAATCTTATCCCATATTAATTCTGCTGTTTGTTTAGATACATTATTATTAATACAACCATTAATAAATTTTGGTTTATATTCAGTAAAAATATAATCTAATTTTTTACCAATTCCTTTTCTAATATTATCTGCATCAACATCTGTTAAACCTGCTAAGACCATACATATTTTCATTGCTTGTTCTTGATAAACAATTGCACCTTTTGTTTCTTTTAATATAGGTTCTAATCTTGGGTCATCATATTTAATTTCTTCTTCACCAAATTTTCGTGCAATATACCTATCTGCATCACCAGAATCTTGTGAACCGGGTCTTACTAACGCTAAAGCTGCAATTAAATCATTAAAACAATCAGGTTTCATTTTTTTTATATATGATGATGCTGATGGAGTTTCTAATTGAAATATATTTAATGGATTTTTTAATATTGTATCGTAAACTTTTTTATCTTCATATTCTGTTGGTAATTTAAAATTGTCATCATTAATTAACTTAATTGTATCTTCAATAATAGATAATGTATTAAGTCCTAATGTATCGTTTTTTAAAAATTTTAAACTATCGCATCTATGTCCATCGTAAGATACACAATCTACACCATTTACTCTTATTGTTGATGAATAATTCTCTATTGAATCAGGGAATAATAATGTTCCACCTGCGTGAATACCATATGCCTTTATTAATCCATTTATTTTTTTAAAATTTTGTTCAACTTTAGGATATTTATTAAAGAAATTTTGTACTTTTTCAATTTCATATATATCATCAACTGTCATATCATCAGTAATTAAAGATGTTACCTGATTTACTTCTTTAAAAGGTACATTAAATACTCGTGATACATCTTTAATACTAGTTTTAATTGTGAATCTTATTAAATTTGGAATACTAAATGCACAATCTCTACCAAATTTATCTTTAATTAAATCTAATGCTTCTTGTCTTCTTGTTTTAGGAATATCTGTATCTATATCAGGCATTGAGTTTTTAATTCTAGTTTTATTTATAAAACGAGAAAACATTAATCCTTCTTTTAATGGGTCAGTAGAAACTATATTAAGACAATAACATAATAAACTACCACCTGCTGAACCTCTACCGGGACCTAAAAACATTCCTTCAGATTTTAAAAGATTGCATATATAAGAAGTGTTTAAAAAAAAGTCAGATAGATTTGCATCAGTAATAATATCAAGTTCCATTCTTAATCTATCTTCGTATTCTTTACCTGATAAATGTCTTTTCTTAAAGCCTTTTAAAGCCATTTTTCTTAAATAATCATCATTGTTTATATTAAATGTTTGTTGCATTAGCACCACCAATCCTCATCAAATAAAGCATCTAATTCTTCATATCTATTAAATTCAGGTATACGAACTTGAGGTTCTTCTAATTGAGCATTACATTTATTTGTAATATCAATTGTATTTTTAAATGATTTCTTTAATATATCTTCATGTTCGAAACCACTTTGTTCTGCCCATAATTTTATTCTATCAGGACTTCCTAAAGAATTAGATTCCATTGATTGATAAACATCTTCTATATTTTTATGATACCCTATTGCTTCTATAATATTTCTAACTTTAGCATCTTCAGGATTTAAAAAATGTGAATCAGATGTTACTATTGTTGAAATATCTAATTCATCATTTAAAGTTACAATACCTTCATTAATTTTTGCTTGAGCTTCAAATTTAGGGTGCATTTGTAATTCAAGATAATAATCTTCACCAAATTTTTCATAAAAATTTTCTGCAATTTTATATGCTTTTTGATAATCATCTTTCATCAATGCCTCTCCTATATCACCTAATGCACAAGCAGAAGTAATAACTAACCCATTAGAATTTTTCCATAATTCTTCATATGATAATATTGGTTTATAATAAAAATTATCATTAGCTATTTTATTTAATTTTCGAATATTATATAATCCTTCTTGATTTTTTGCTAATACTATTAAATGTCTTTTATCTTTTGTCTTCTCTCCAGTATATGTAGTTCTACAATAAAATTCACAACCAAATATAGGTTTTATATTTTTTTCCTTAAAAGCATCATTAATATCATACCAAGCACCAATAGACGCATGGTCTGTTATTGCACAAGCTTGTTGATTAAAATCAGTTAATAATGATGCTAATTCGTTTGGTTTGATTATTGCATCTAATATACTCCATGTTGTGTGTAAATGTAAATTTGTAAAATTCATCTATATACCCTTTAATTGTTTGACTGTAACACCAAATAGTACTGTCGGTTCAGGTATATTAATGCTTATTATATTTTCGTATATATCTAAGCCAATTTCTATACCATATGAAAACCGACGCTCTACTATTGAAGTGTCCGTCTGTTTTGAAAATATTAACTCATCTAATTCTTCATTATATTTGACATTCCAATTCATTCATCATCATTCTCACCATCATCTTCGTTGGGGATATTTGAAAAAAGTGAATTAATCTTACCAGCATCCCAAACATATTTGTTAAGCTTATTATTAACTGTAGCAAAAATTACTTTCTTCTTTATGTTTAAAATATTTGAACGGTCTTTGTCCATCATTGCAATAAAGTTAATAACATGAGGATTCTTTTCGTCTTGTTCTTTGGAGTATATTAATCTATGAGAACAGGAACTATGAAGTCTTTGTTTAACAGATGCAAATTTTTCATCATCAGGTTGTCTAATGAAATCATCATGTCCAATAAAGAAACAATCAATCGGTAATTGTAAAAATACTTCAGTACATTCACGGAAGTTTTTAGCTCTAATTTTCCAAAATTGAGTATTTGCACCTGAATCAGGAGCTATATTTTTTTCTTCTCTCATTAAATTTTCACATGATTCAAGTAAAAAACTAATTCCATCAATGATAATGGCTCTAATCTTCATTCCTTCATCTGATAATTCAGATATAGCTTGTGCAGCTGACCGAAGATTATCTACAAGGCCTTGATGGTCTATAACTGATACACCTTTTGCATTAACCATTGTAGCATATGGATTATAATGTTTTATCATATCTTTTTGGTATGAATCAAAATTAAATTCTTTAATAATTTCTAATGCACTATTATCAATATCAATAACAATAATTTTTTCATCTTCATTCATATCTTGTAATAGCATTGATATAACACTACCAGTTTTACCTGTAGAATCTGCTCCTAAACATAATACATTTTTAGGAGTTTTAGGATTCATTACTACATTACTTTGTTCAAATATTTCTTTAATTTCATCTTTCAATGTTTTTCTTGGTTTTCTTGTTGCTTCTGCTTTCTCTTTAAACATTATCATTCACCTCATTACGAACTTTTTGTAATCGTTCGTATATA